GAAGTCTTCCATAAAACAGAAGAATACTGTTAAGTATCCAACCCATAAGCCTGTGACTATAATTGCTTCAGCTAGGGTGAGATGCGATGCGAAGAAGAAACTCGCTATGTATTGCAATATATCCATGAAATGCTCCTATAAGTCAGCTCGAAAAAGGTATTTAAATCAACGCTTTATCGAAGGTTTTAATAGGGAGAAAGAGAAACCCCCCTTACAGAAAAAGGGAGGGGGGTGAAGAGTAGAGGTGGGGGTTTCTGGATTTTGCTACGCATTCTCTCGCTCTATCTACCTGTACATTGGCTTGTTAATCGTTTTACGGTATCTGTACATGCTATGGCTTCTCACGCTAGTCCTACGCTCTAGAATGCTCTACGGTAGTTCTTCTGGCGGTGGAGTCCTGAAGGGGCTACATCGACAGCTCAGGCAGTCAGCATGCATAGGTGGGGGTACATGGACACTTGGGCTGTGTACATAGGGGTAAAATATACATGTATAGGGCATATACACGCACACTTATTATATTTTGAAACAGGAAATGAAATGGCACGAAGATTAAATCCTAGACACTCTGAGGAAATCAGGAAGAAGATACAGGCATCTCAGCTAATCAATAGGCTTATGAGCCATATTGGTGGAGATGTTGAGTTACAGAACTCTCAGATAACCGCTATCAAAATACTTCTTGATAAGTCGTTACCGAACTTATCAGATGTTAAGATGGAGCATACCTCTCAAGGTATTACTTTTAATTTAAACGTAGCTGGAGTTCCTGATGACGAAGACGAAGAAGACGACTCAGACGAAAAAGATAGATGAGTTTGTAATGCTCGAAGGATTCAACAAGGCTATCCTTGGTGCAGTAGATGTCTATTATGGCGGTAAAAAAATTAAAAAGCTTGTTTACGATGCAGACCTAATGGTTCAGATACTTGTTGAACGTGATGGAATGAGCGAAGAAGAAGCTTTAGAGTTTATAGATTTTAATGTTGAGAACGCATATATGGGGGATGATGCTCCTTTGGTTATGTGGAAGAACTTCTCTTTGTTTGGTCACATCTTTGATCGTAGGGAAAAGGACTTGAATGATTTGATAAAGAACACATTAAACGGTTATGGCAATGGAAGTAATTAATTATTCTCCTAGTGGTAAGGTTGCTAAGAAGTTTCATAAGGCAAAGGGATTTGTAAAAGGTCTTATGGGGTGCGTAGGAAGCGGTAAAAGCTCCGCTTGCTGTATAGAGATAGTTAACCTAGCCTTACAACAACCGCCCTCTCCTGACGGTGTACGCAAGTGTAGAGCGTTAGTTATACGAAACACATATCCAGAACTAAAGTCCACAACAATTAAAACATGGGAACAATGGTTCCCACATAACATTGCTCCTATCAAATGGGATACTCCAATTACTAGCACCATGAACATTTCCGACATTGGGGATGGGACTGGTTTGAAGTTAGAAGTTTGGTTTATGGCTTTGGATAGAGCATCAGATACTGGTCGAATGAGATCGCTCGAAGTATCACTTGCATGGATTAACGAGTGTTCAGAAGTACCAAAAGAGATATTTGATATCGCAACGCAACGTGTAGGTAGGTTTCCTAGAAAAGCAGATGGTGGTTTTCACAGTCCATGTGTACTGCTTGATACAAACCCCCCTGACGATGACTCGTGGTATTTTAAACTTGCGGAAGAAGAAACCCCTAGTGGCTGGAAGTTCTTTCGACAAGCTGGGGGGCTTTATAAAGATGGTGAGGAATATAAGCCAAACCCAGATGCAGAGAATATAGAAAACTTACCTAACGGTTATAACTACTATCTTAACATGTTAGGAGCAAAAGACGACAACTGGATTAATGTTTTTGTTCTAGGAAACTATGGCTCTACCTCAGACGGTAAGCCTGTGTTCCCAGAGTTCAAAGATAAGATACATGTATCCGAAACTCCTTTGGAGCCGATCAGGGGCATCCCTATCGTCTTAGGATGGGACTTTGGATTGACTCCTAGTTGCGTGATTATGCAACAAACGAATCGAGGTCAGATACAAGTACTCGAAGAAATCGTTTCAGAAGACATGGGTATAAGACAATTCGCTAGTGATATTGTGAAACCAATCTTGTTAAACAACTACTCAGGATATACAAAGGTTTCTACATGTGACCCTAGTGGGAACCAGAGGTCACAAGTAGATGAAAGATCATGTGTTCAAGAATTATTTGAAATCGGAATACCAACTGAGATAGCAGATACTAACGATTGGCTACCCAGAAGAGAAGCTGTTGCATTCTTTTTAACAAGAATGAACGATGGAAAGCCAGCTTTTTTGCTGGATAAAAGATGTAAAGTACTCAGAAAGGGACTAAACGGTAAGTATCAATACCAACGTCTTAAAGTATCTGGTACTGCAAGATACCGTGACAGACCGTTAAAAGACGACATGTCACACATACAAGATGCATTACAGTACGCATGTTTAAGGGTACGAAGCGGTTTAGCAAGGACAAGAGCAAGAGCGGTGTCGCAAAGAACAGCAGTAGGCTGGACATGATAGACCCGAATTTACCTTCTATTAATAAGTTTGTTGTAGTAAATCAGCAGAATCAAGTAAAGCTAGTTACATCAAACAGAACAATTGCGAAGTGGTATCAAGGTTTATTTGATATTGGTAAACTACAAGATATAAAAATTTTTTTAAAATAGGAGAAACACATGGCTTACACTAAGGGCAAAAGCAGAACCAAAATGAAAAACAAAGATGACAAAAAGAAACAAAAGTTAAAAAACGGTGGAGTAGTTGGCATGAATATGCAGAAAAAGGGATATGCTAGAGGTGGAAGAATAGGCAGTAAGATGAAGTAATGGCTTATCTGATAAGCAACATTCCTTATGAAAAAGTTTGGATTCGTAAAGACTTTACAAATAATCATGGCGATTATGAAGGGGAGTTTTTACATGGATTAATTATTGCAGTTACCACAATGCCTGATAGGTGTTTAAGTTTTCAGGTTATGTTTACTGGCTGTGAAACAGATGGGACAGACGAACCCAATAAAACTGGGGGAGCGATGTGGGCTAGAATGCCAATTACAGGTCTAGTCTATGACATGCCTTTGGACTCAGCTCCTGAGAAAATGCCAACGCATTTAGCACAACCTTGGGATTGTCCTTCACATCATCATTCAATTGTGCAACTTGCGAGGTGTAAACCATCTCCGTGGCTTTGTAAAATTGATGGGGAGTTTCATACAGGTAGATATTTATTTACTGTAGATTACTCTGAAAGTGAGATTGCTGATTGTCCAGCTCAACATAAACAGAGTCATGTCCTTGCATTAACAGACGGAAAATGGAAAGGCAACATAGTTGCCTTACCTAATAATAGAGTTAGGGTTACTTCCCCAGCTTTATGGGAAACAGGAAGTTCTGCTCCAGATTGGTTTAGACCATCACAATATACACATTGTGCAGAACAAGACGATTCTTACAAAGACCCTGAAGTGACCTTTAATAATTTATACAAGGATAAGAAGTGAATGAAGAAATTGTTAATGACATTGACAAGCGATTGACTACACACGAAGCAGTTTGTGCAGAACGATACAATGGTTTGTTAGGTAGGCTCAAAAGGCTAGAAACAATAATGATTGGGGCTTGTGGTTTCATCATTGTCTTATTGTTAAGTTTAGTAACAAAAGGATAGTCTCGTGCTTGACCCCATCACAGCGATTACAGTTGCTGGGGCAACAATATCAACCATCAAAAAATGTGTTGATGATTCTGAAGCACTATGGAGTAGTTTGCGTAAATACGCTGGAGCCATAGAAGATGCCAGAGAACATGTCCGTCAAGAAAAGCAGTTTGGTAAAACCAAATTAAAAAAAGCAGTCAACAAAGCAAAGAGTGCAACTGATCAGGCATTCGACATCATCATTATGGAGGAGAAGATTCGTCAACATGAAAAAGAACTCTACAATTTTTTTAGTGCGAATTGGACTCAAGAATGGGGAGGTCGTGGTGGATGGCTCCGCTTCCGAAAGCTTAGAGAGGAGATTAGAGCCAAGAAGGAACAAGAGGAATATAATCGAATCCGAAGAAGGAAAGCTCTCATATATAACTCCAAGCTTGGCTCGCTCATTGGATTTCTATTGGTGATTTTGTTTTATTTATGTTGGTTCTTGTACAACGCTATTATGGAGAGTTCTAAGTAATGTTAAATTTAATTGGCTCATTGTTACCAGTTGGAGAAAAGTTAATTGATAAACTTATCCCTGACCCAGAAGCAAAACAAAAAGCTCTCAAAGAGTTAAAGCAAATGGAACAAACTGGCGAGCTTGCTCGTCTGTCTGCCGAGCATGCAAATACTGCAAGTGCCAGAGAAAGAGAAGTCCGTGTCGTTACATCGGCTTTTGCCCCTTTCCTAAATAAGATCATCGTACCGTGTCTCGCCATACTTATCGTTCTTCTTACTTTTGGAATGATGACAGCAATATTGTTTTTAGATATTACCGAGGGTAAGAGCTATGAGATTGCCCTGTATATACTGGGTTTGCTTTCGGGAGCATTAATGTCATGTATTAATTACTACTTCGGCAGTTCTACTGGTTCAAAAGAAAAGAGTAGGGAACTACAGGAGATCATGGAAAAAAAGGAACCCAAGGTATGAGTGACGTAGCATGGGAAGACTCAAAGTTTTTTATAAAGACTGAGTTTGATTGTTCGCATACTGGCGACAACGAAATGAAGCAAGTCTTCATAGACAATCTAAATGTTTTGCGAGAAAACTATGGAAAAGCAATGTTGATTAGTTCAGGCTATCGAAGTCCTGAGCATCCTATAGAAGCTCGCAAAAAGAACGGTGGTGGAATGCATACAACAGGTTTAGCATGTGACGTACTGGTAAGTGGGAAAGATGCTCATCACTTTTTAAAGTGTGTATTAGATCACGGTTGTTGGACTGGTATTGGGGTCAGCCAGAAAGGAGATCGTTCTTCACGTTTTATTCATATTGACATGGGAACGAATACTTATACGAGACCGACAATATGGAGTTACTAATGAAGTTCTTCTACGAAAAAGATGGAACTCGTCCTGTATACGATGCTAACAGAGATGGCAACGTCTTTGACTGGATTATGGTAGCTTCAGAAGATTTAAGGGAAAAAGAAATAGAAAAGAAAAGTAAAATGGCTAAAGTCAAAATGCCGATGAAGGAAGTCAAGAATGGCAATTAATCCAAAACTTAGAGCAATAAATGAAGACTCTCAAATAGACGATGAACTCGTAATGAGTTCTTTAGCTCACTACATTCACAGTTGTTATGAGGATGCAAAGACAGCTAAATCAGATGTAACAGAAAGACTCTTGCGTTGCGAAAGACAACGCAGAGGAGAGTATGACCCTGACAAACTTGCAATGATTAGGGATACTGGCGGTTCTGATATTTTTATGATGTTAACTGATATTAAATGCCGTGCTTCCGAAAGCTGGATTAAAGATGTTATGTTTTCTTCTGGAGAGAAAAGCTGGTCACTTACTCCTACTACCGAGCCTTCTGTTCCTGAAGAGTATGAAAAAGAAATTGTAGAGACAGTTGTGGCTGAAGCACAAACTCTACAACAGATGGGTGGAACATTTAATCCGAAAGCTATCGAAGCTAGAATGGATGAGATATATCAAGAAGTGTTAGAACAAATTGCACAAGATGTATCAGAGTCTGCTATGGCAATGGAAAAAAGAATTATGGATAAGATGGAAGACGTAGGATATAAAGACGTACTGTCTGAAGTAATCTACGACTTTGTAACATTTCCTTGTGCTTTTATCAAAGCACCAATTATTCGTAAAAAGAAATTTATGGCTTGGGGCGAAAACTATCAGCCAGAAGTTAAAGAAAGAATCATCGAAGATTTTGAAAGAGTTAGTCCTTATGACATCTTTCCATCTCCAAATGCTTCTGGTACACAAGATGGGTATATTATTCAACGACACAAATTTACAAGAAAAGACTTAGAGGAATTATTAAATACAGAAGGATTTAACAAAGAAGCTATAGAACAAGTACTAATATCACATGGTACAAGTGGGCATAGAGAGTTAACACAATCTGATACAGAAAGAAATCTACTCGAAGGCAGAAACAATACTCTTATCGGAACTGAGCTTATTGAAGGTATAGAGTTCTGGGGTAGCGTATCTGGAATCATGCTCAAAGAAATGGGCATGGAAGATGTAGAAGATTACAGGGAATACGAAGTTAATGTTTGGGTTATTGGCAGAGAAGTTATTAAATGTGCAATGAATATTGACCCGCTACAAAGAAGACCGTACAGCAAATGTTCATGGGAGCAAATCCCTTCAGCATTCTGGGGTCTAGCATTACCAGAGGTAATGCGAGACATTCAAACAATGTGTAATGCTAGTGCTAGAGCTTTAGCGAACAATATGGCTTTAGCTTCGGCTCCTCAAGTAATGGTTAGTGTTGACCGATTGCCAGAGGGAGAAGATTTAACTAAGATGTATCCGTGGAAGATATGGCAAACAACATCAGACCGAACTGGTGGTGGACAGCCAGCAATACAATTCTTCCAACCAAATATGAATGCAGATACCTTATTAAAGGTATATCAATATTATCAAAAACAAGCAGACGAAGTGACAGGAATACCAAACTACGTTTATGGCTCAGGTAGTAACATTGCTTCAGGTGCTGGAAGAACAGCAAGCGGTTTATCTATGATGATGGAGAATGCATCAAAAGGTATTAAACAAGCAATACTAAATATTGATACTGCTATATCAGATGTATTAAAAAGACTATATGATCATCTTATGATCTATGACCCTGACCCAAAAATCAAAGGCGATATGCAGATCGTTGCATCTGGTATTATTGCTACTTTATTGAAAGAGACAGTACAGCAGAGAAGAA